GTTCGCCATCGTACTGTTCAGCTTTTGCCTTCTCATACTCCTTAACGGACATGCCAATACATGTAGCGATAAAACTTCCAAATGCACCGCAAATAGTTGTGGCGACAGCTGTGTGAGGCCACTGCAGTGCAATACCAATTACACCGATAAGTGTTGTCAGTCCTGGAATAAAGTAAATTGCGACCCACTTGAGCAGGTCATATGTTTCGTTCTTAAGTTTCATTTAAGTGCCTCCTGAGCATTCTTAATCTTTGTTTTTAAATCCGAAATCTCAATCAGCAAATCGGTATTGGTTTTAAGAAGTTCCTTGTTCTTAGCCAATAATGAAGCCATATCGTCTGCCTTTTCAGGTATAGGCGCTGGCTCTGAAATATCTTTTGGCTTATACATTACTAATGCGTTGGCTATTTCTCTCTTGCCCTTAGCATAATATGTGCTGTACTGATCCTGGATGCAGCTTGATCCACCAGAGTCGTTGAACATTACATCAAGCACTCCATGGACGCTGTTGAGCGCCCAAGTACGGCATTGTGCAGGAGTAAGACCGTCGTAGGCCATTGCGAAAATATACATGTCTTTCGTCCTGATAAGCATTGACTGCGAATTAGGAACTGCCTTTGATGCTGCTGCGTTAGGTGAAACGTAGTTGACCATCATACCTCTTCGGTAGTTGATCAGTGCTGGAGAATAAGCCATTTTGACTTCTCCAGGATTGTAGGGCCACTGTACATCAAGTCCTACGTCCGTATCACCATCTGAACGCTCTGCAAACCACCAATAAGCTTTCTGCTTTGGAATTTCCCATTCTTCTCCAAAGCCAACTCTGACGCCGAGGTGCTGCCCGGCCTGATCTCCGCCCATTATGAAATAGTTTGCGTTGATCTTTGCCATAATCGTTACGCCTTTTGCATCAATATCAGTAATCAGCTGACGGCTGAGCGAATATGGCTTATTTGGTTCTTTTGCTGATACGAGGCCAATTCTTGTGCCAGGATACTGCGGAATAACCAAGATTCTCTGGTTTTCGTACGTTGTAAAAAGCCGCTTACCTGGCTGTAGATCGAGCATGCTATCACCCCCTGCCCAAGCTTTGAATCTAAGTGCTCCAAGAGCATTCGCCCAAATGGAGTCGCTAACTGGAACGGCAACTACGTCCTTATGCTTTACGCCATCGAGCATCTGGTTCATGCCGACCATCTTGTGGTTGTAGTACATTGCTATATGACTAAGCGGGAAGACCGTTCCTGGAGTACGCTTTCTGTTGCCCCAGATAACAAAGTCACCGTTTCTGAACTGGTTCCAGTCGTCGATAAAATAAAAGGCCTCTGGATGCTGCGAATATCTGTTGATCCAATAGTAATCAACGTATCCGTCTCCTCCAGTAGGCCAATGGTAGCCAAGCACTGTGTATGTTGCTTTCTTGAAATAGTCTGCACACTGATGAGGATCCGACACCGGCACCCCATCCATTTCCCATATCTTCCCTAAAGTCGATAGGTAAAAATCATCTACTGAAATGACCGATGCCATTTTGAAGTCTCCTTAATCAATTTGATAGATGATAGCCTGACAGATCTGGTACTGTGATGTTTCCGTCGTCATAGATGTATCGGAACACAAACGGAATAGAAGCGTCATTATCTTTACTTATTGACGAACCACTAAGATTTCTGAAAAGGACGTATCCTTGTCCGTGAGTGGTTTTTGTGCTGTTGATATATCCGCCTGCGCCGGCAATCGTTCCTACCAAAACTCCGCCATTCCACATGACTGTAGTTTCCGCTGGGGCATATGGAAGATGGTTTGAAGTAAACGTTGCAGTAATATCGCCATTCGATCCGTTTGCCCACGCGGAGCTTCTATTAACTAAAAGTTCAAGCTCCACCATTTTTCCGTATCTAATTGCGCTTCTAACGACAACTCTCATATTATTTGTAATAAAATCAGCAGATATATCCTCCCTCGTTGGCAAAGAAGATGCTCCAGGATACTTTCCATCTGTTCTTACGTAATAATTTGTGCCGTCGTAGTAGATCAAATATGTTCCTGCTGGTAAAGTGCAATTCGAAGATGAAGATGGCTTTCCATTAATGAACAAGGTTTTAACTCCTGTCTCATTAATATTCAAAGTCAATGCGTTACTCACTGTGTTATCATGTATAAACGACACTGTAAATAGTGAACCGGCACAAAGACTATAATTACTCATCTTTATCTGTTTTGTTGAATTGCCTCCGGTGCTGTCCAGCTGATAACCTGGAACAACAATTCTGTTCGGATTTTCAATCGCCGTGATAACAAAATGCACTCCGTCATAGACAAATGTTACCACCGAATTACTCGCAATTACCGTGGTAACATACGTAACAGCTGTCGGGTTAAGAGCAGACCCATTATAATAAATCGATTTTTCGCCAGTGCTATTGACGTTTAGTTTTGGTGTTGCAACGGTTACAGCGTTTTTAAATAAAACAGAAATTCGACTGCCTTCGACAAGATTGTATCCAGGTGCGTTAATGGCGTACACCCCACTTGATGGAGTTGTAACCGTATGGTATCCATGTCCGAGATTAGCATTCGACTGATGCTGAGTAAGGAACGTACTTCCTTTTGTTACTGTCAGTGCTCCGTTAGATGCAGTGATGCCAGTAACAGCATTACCAGAGCCAGTGGTTGTGACAGTGGTTACTGTGTCAGTGAATTTTGCGTTTGCTGGAACATCAGAATTTACTGAATGGCCGTTAACAGTTCCACTAATATTTGAGCTTAACGTATTTGTCGATGGTGTATATTTTAAATTGTCGCTATGTGCTCTTTTTGTTTCTGTTGTTGAATCCGAGAACCACACATGTCTTGCTACGCTATTTGTTGCCGAACCATTTGTCGCAACGCCAGTTGCATTGCCTGTTAACGAGCCTACGAATCCACCAGACGCTGTAACCTTTGCTGGAAATGTCACATTTTGATCGAAGTCGTGATTATACATTTTGTCGAAGCCCATGTATGTATTAGGCATTGCCCATACAGTGTCACCATAGCCTCGAATTTCGGCGATCGTTTGAAATTGAGTTTCAGACCCGGTGTTCATTGTTGTGGTGGATCCGTCTTTTCCTCTCGTCATGAATGTGATTCGCCAGTTCCACCAATTACCAGTTTGGGTTGGATATCCACCAAAAGCAGCAGGAGACTGCAAAGCAACGAAGTCTGCTCCGGACCAGCCATTCATATAATAATCGTTATCAGAAAATGCAGTGACCCAGTTCGTAGAATTTCCACCAGTAGCTCTTTCGACTTTAATGCCCATAGTATCATTAGACGATGAAATCCAAAAATACAATGAATTAAGTTGAAAATATCTCTCCGTGCTAAGAACATAATTGCTATTCCAGTAATTGTACTTGGCTGTTTCGGCTGTACCAGAAGGAACGTTGTACTTCATTGCTGTAATAGTTATACGAAGTCCACATAACAGATTTTTCTTACCGTTAATCTGTGGCAACGGCATATAGTATGCTCTTGTTTCTGCAAATATCTGCCTCTTTTCGCTATTACTGAATCCTGCGTCGACCCATGTAGTACCACCGTCAGTAGTTTTTTCAACAATTATTTGATCTGCCGGTAAGAATGCCAAATGATTAGCTCTCGCCTGATTAATCATCGGCCTTACAGTCACGTCAGAAACACCTCGAATTGCAGTCTGATATAATTCTGTCGTATTCCCTCTTGTGTTTTTGTTAATTGCCCCTATATTATTAGCCGTCAGATTCACATTTCCGGTTCTATATGAACTCTCAGCATTGCCTTTTACGCCTGTGACTTTTACAGCGTTTGCAACATATGTTTTTATTTTTCCCCAAAGAGTAGCAAGCCCGGTCTCGTCCAAATATGTTTTTGCCATCAATTACCTCCGTATTACACTATCAAACGCAAACGCTGTTGATTGTGGCTTCTGTAATTGCTGTAACATCTGAACCGATTGCTGAATGCACAAACGCTGTAGTTGCAATCTGTGTGTTGTTTGTTGAAGAGCCTGCCGTTGGAGCCGTTGGTGTTCCGGTAAGACCTGGTGAAGCAAGAGGTGCTCTTGTTGTGTCTGTAGGATGTCTATGATCTTCTCTTGCGTATTTAGCACTTGTTCCTACTGATTTCGTACCGTCCATAAGAGGATCGGCACTGCCAGCTGTCAGGTTATTCTGAACAACTGTGAAGTCTCCGTCTGCAGCAGAAGAACCCTTGTCTTTGATAGCAAAGATCATGTCTCCAACTTCGCATGCCTGGCCAGCATACGTTCCGGCTCCGTTTGTTCCTACAAGCCAATACCAGCCCTTCTTGTAGGAGTCGCCTGTTATTGCTGAATAAGCAGTTACTGAGCCATGGAACATTACCGCACCAACCTCAGATGCTGCAATTTTGTCGTCAATCGTTTTATTAAGGACTTTAGCTGTAATTAATCGCTGATTTGTACTCGTTCCAGTGGTGGCTTCGCTCTGAGGCATTGCAAGGTACGTTACTACTTCCCCAGGAAAATATCCATCGGTGCGTACGCTATAATGGTCACCATCGTAATACACTAAATATGTGCCAGCAGGAAGAGTCTTATTAGACGATGAAGACATCTCGCCGTTAATATATAACGTTTTTGCACCAGTTCCATCAACATTTAATGATAGTTTACTAGATGCGGTATTATCAAAAGTAAACGTAACAGGAAATATAGAACCAACACCGATCCCAGTGCCAATGCCTGTGCCCATTCGTATTATTTTTGTTGAATTTCCGCCGTTTGAATCGTACTGATAACCAGGAACAACTATCCTTTTTGGGTGTTCAATCGATGTAATGTCATACGTGGATCCACTATATACCATCGTGACTACTGCACCGCTTTGAATAAGGGCTTTGGACGGGTCTGTCAAATTTCCGCCAAGATTAATTTTGGATCCATTATAATATATTGGTTTGGCTCCAGTTGAGTTAATATTTAGTTTTGGTTCTTTTTCCGTTACTACGTTTCTAAACCATACCGAAACGCGTCCGCCAACACTTAATGAAAAATCCGCATATATTGTACCAGTAGTACTAATGTTATACACATCGTCTGTCGGTGTTGTTGCTTCGAAAAAACCATTACCAAAGTCTAATGAGTCGTATGTAGTGTCTGTGTCAAGATCTCCTACTAAACGGAATATAGTGCCATCATATACAAATAAATATACTCTACCTGCTTGCCCAAGCCCTCTTGAACCAAGCTGAGAGGCTCTATAATATACATTTTTAGCACCAAGACTATTTACGTTCAGCGTCACATTTTCAGCAGTGTTGACTTCATCAAACTTAACTGCGATCCATGCGCCTGTTTCATATGTAAAACCCGTACACGAAACTGTTTTAGCTGCCGTAGCACCTGCTGTGCTACAAGTAGCGTAATGGGAAATATTTGCACTTCCATTAAAAGAAACGCCGTCGATTTTTCTCGGAGTCGTCAACGTAGCCGCCTTGTTGACCGATTTATTAGCATCTGCCGTGTTGTCGACATTGCCGAGACCAACATCAGATTTGGTAAATGCTAAATCGGTTTTTATTTTTGCTAAAGTGACGACATTAGACGTTTCGCCATTTCTCGTTTGCTGTATGATTTTGTTTGTAGCGTCATATGACACGTCAGACACAAACTTTGCCTTAATCTTAGCCCATACTAACGCAAGACCAGTTTCATCTAAATATGTTTTTGCCATGTGCCTCCTTAAACTCTAAAAATATTAGTAATAGTCTCGCCACTAATTGGATCGAGATTGAGCTCAGAATACGTCTTATCCCCCTCAAGTGTCACGCCTTCGATCTGCGGTTTATTGGTAAGCTGAGCGTAGTCTGCAACAGACCCTGGCAAACCAAATTGAAAATCCAGAGATGATTCTGACAATGTTGCTGATACAGTTGCTGCCGATCCTGGCGCGAGCGTGTTGACTTCTGCGGATACGGATGTGATGTTCGTTCCAGAAGATTCAGAAGAAGAGTTAAGAGTAGTGCCTGATATGCTCTTTTTCTTCTTCCCATAGAGCATTACAACACTACTCATCGTCTTCTACCTCTCTTGAAATTATCTGACCGTCAACGCACTCTACCTGACTGGTAATCTTCTGGCTACCGCTGATCGTCTGCCGCATAATATAACTCGTCACTTCAGTTCCGTCTTTTGCAGTAAACGTGAATGCGTCGCCAGCTTCCAAATAAGGAACATTAGCAAATGTGGCGTCGATTGGCGTGAATTTCATTGTTGGAATATAAGGAACAAATCTCTTCTCCAACAGAATTTTAGCCATTGTTGCGTACTTGTTGTATTTTCCAGCGTCATGCCAAGCATTATCCAGATAGTAATACACGTGTCCTTTTGCCCATGTGAAACCATCAACAGTTTTTGTTGATCCAGTGAATCGATAATTCTTGCTTTTGTCTATGTCTGCGCCTGGAGGATCTGTGATGGCTGTTGGAGGAATAAGAAGCATGTTTTTAAGCAAGAAATTATCAGTCATGTCATACACAGATTTCTTGCTGGCATCTATTGAATATGTTGTAGTTACTTCTTCACCAGCAGCGTTCGTATACGTATACCGAATTTTGCCAACGTCTTCTACGTCGTATTCGTCCCACCATGCATTTTGAACAGTGTTTGAATCATTTAAAGAAATTGGATTAGATTTGTCCAAATGTTTTAATTCAAATGTTCCATCGCGATTCTGTTTCAAGAATGACGCATTAGCTTCAGCGTATCCGCCGAGCAAATCTTCAGTGCTTATTGCGTTTGAGAACATATAGTATGTTCCAAGTTGCGATTTTGTTGTTTCTAAAGTCGATTTTATAATGACATAGCTTGACGAAAACTCGGTTTTGTCTAGTGTTGCATAGTAAACGTTAATTTCGTTCACGTTGCTTCTTTCGTGATACTGGTCAACAGGCCAATCGTTTGAAAAATCTGTATAGCCTTTATCTTCTCTGTCATCAGAATATGACTGAAACCACTGCGTAGGAAATGCTGTACCGCTACTTCCTCTTTTGCCATTAAACCATTTAGTAATGATACGGAATTCAATACGACACGATTTAACATTTGCTGAAGAATATCCATTTGGCTTATACGATGGAAGCAATTGAGAAGGATCTATCAGGATGTTTTTTCCAGGTTTCACGAAAATCGGATAGCTATACACTGTTTTGTTGTCTTCATAGTCGTACAATATCAGATCAATGCAAGGCTGCATACATCCAGAATTAATAAGCACTGCTGTACTACCAGAAGAATATACTTTTTCAGTAGGCGTCCAATCGGCATATGTATAGCTTGAAGCTCCTGATGGCAACTTTGAAACCGCTAGATTCATCATGTCCAAAGCAATAGCTTTGTCGAAATCATCTTCTGTATACTCTGCTCTTACAACGAATACTTTATCTGTAGAACTTATTGTTCCAGTGTAATATCTATAGCCACTAGCTCCACCATTTAGGTAAAACATAGAACTAGCAGCAGAATTCCATCCGGTTTTTATGGACATGTTATCACGATATGTGATACGTGTCATGTCTGATGTTTGAATTGTCGGGACACGCATTAACAGATCTGGCTGGAATGCAAATGAATCTTCCTTATACACCCCAGCAAGGTTAATGTTAAAGTTACGCTCATTTCTAGAATATGCGGTGACTTGACGATGAGTCATATTCTCATGGTTTCTCGGGCATTCCTCGACATAAAAAATGCCTATAGGAATCGTATACCAATAGCCGCCGATGTCTTCTCTTTCATGCAAATTTGGATCACCAGCTACTTCAGCAGCCTGTTCTGATGTGAGTTTGTACTCAAGACTAACTCGAATGCGCTGATCAAGAATGTTTCCAACCTTGTGGTCATCGTCTATATCAACAGTTTCGAACTGTACAGATGAAGCTTCGGACAGCCCGAAGGCGAACTGATCCTGCGAGCAAACTGACTCGTCAAACGAGAATGAATCGTAGACGAGGTTTTTGTTGGTCAAGTCCGCCTTCTCTATGTCCAAAAATTCTATTCTATGGTTTTTAACAGTGTATTCGTTGCTGATTACACTTTTAATAGTATCAGGGATGTTGAGCATCACCGTTCCTCCATAGAGACTTCTAGGTCTTCAATACCTCCAAGCTCTTTAGGATTCAGTTTCGGTGCCATAGATATCATCATCTCGACATCCTCGCCTACATCCCTTTTATTAATCTTGTAAACAGAAGCAACAAGGTAGTAATCTTCCTTGCTGTTTCTGTTTGATTCGAGAATATCCATGAATTCGTGGTATTCGTCGTATGATCTGAATTGCATAGTAAATTTACCTGCAATTTTAGATCTGTATACTGATCTGTGTGTCTTTCCAAATCCGTCCGTCCAAGACTCGGAAAGGTCATACTCGATCACTTGATACGAAGGAACGAGTATGTTTGACGTGTAATCTACTTCCGTTGTGCTCGTCTTATCATTTCTTCTATCGTAGAGTTTGAATAAGGGATAAGCAATATCAGTCATGTTGCCTCCTATTTTCCATTATTGAAAGGGCTATAACCGGTTGCCCTTGCGAATCTATTTGCTTCTGTTCTAACAACTCTGAATATTCCAGCAGCATCCGGTTCTAAGTAGACACTTACCGAAATATCACCATTGTCGCCAATAACTGTGGACAAACCACTTACAACACCGCTTACAATACGATCAGCGAGTCGGTTTGGAGCTTCTGCCTCTTCTGCGAGTCTCTGCTGTGCAGCCATCCTCTCATTGTTGCTTCTAATAGCTAGTGAGAGTGCTGACTCTGAATCGGTAATGGCATTTATCTGGCTCAATCCGCCATTAACCCCAGACATGTCAAGTACTGGTCTAATGGTTGGATTAAGTTCAAAGTCGCTATCAAGAACTGCCTGAATATCATCCATAATTCCCGACATTGGCGACAATATCTCTGTTGCCATTCCTTTAACAGCATCAACAGCAATGTGCGTAGCTCCGGAAATACCCTTTGCTGCACCTTTAGGAATATAAGCAGAAAGATCTTCGAATACTCTTGAAGGTGACTTGATCATCAGCTTTGATTTGTATGCATTGGTTACAGAGCCAGCAAGACGTTCTGCTGCGTCTACAGCAATTTGAGAGTTCTCGTCCATTCCTTTTGCTGCACCCTGGTTCAACTGATAGCCACCTTCTTTACCACCATCATACGACAGTTTGCTGAACTTGTCGGAAGCGTCAGTTGCAACATCCGATGCTGCACCAGTAGCTTCAGGTGTCTTATCTTTCATTGCCTTAGCGTATTCTATGACTGAATCATAACCACCGTCTTTGAAACCAGGAAGAGCATCTTTGATCGAATCTACAGCACCTAGCATAATTCCTTCTACCGATTGTGTTGTAGGTTTTTCTGCTTCCTCTGCTCCAGTAGCAATTCCTCCGAATGCTTCTCTTGCTGTATCTTCGAATTCCACAGGGTTCATGTTGTCTTTAAGATTTTCTTTCATGGTATCAATACCATCAGAAATTTTAGAGCCAATCAAAGGAATATCTTTTACAGCACTCTGAATCATCGAAAGAGCAAAATATATGATTCCGCTTATTAAATTGCTGACTGCTTGCATTATCTTGTCAGTATTTTCGACAATACCCCTGCCGAGTCCGTCAATAAAGCCGATCATCAGGTCTATACCGGCTTGAACCAGATCTGGAATATAATCTCTGATTACTATCAATGTCCTAGTAATAAACAGAATAATTGCAGATGCAATCATAGGACAATAAGTAGCAACAGCATTCATTAGGATAAATATAACCTGGAATACAGCATAGGCAAGCGGGCCAGCAATGTCTATGATTGCTTGCATTAGTAATACTGCAATTTCTGGAATAGCAGATATCAGCATTTTCGCGCCGTTAATGAACGCCGACACGAGTATGCCTATTGTGGCTACGATACTTCCGACTGCAACTGGTAAAGATGTTGCTATAGACGAGATTCCTAAGCCAATTGTTACAGCAGCAACCCCAAATAAAGCGAGCGCTGCTGCTACGCCGAGCAAAGGACCTATTAAGCCAGCCAATGCCGCTGAAGCTAAACCTAATATCAGCAGCGATCCTGCAAGGGCAATGATGGCAGCACCAATATTTTCTAATGGCAGAGCGCCAAGCAATGCAAATGCTGGAGCTAATATTGCAATTGCAGCAGCTGCTATCAAAAGACCTGCCGCGCCACTAACGGACATCAAACCCGAAGCTATTGCTAAAGACATTAAAGAAACACCTAAAGCAATAAGTGCGTTTCCTATGTTTTCAAGGTCCATTGCTCCAAGTACTTTTATAACACCTGCGAGTACAACAAGCGCTGCAGACATAATAAGTAAACCTGCACCAGAAGCAACAGCTTTGATGCCGCTAGACAGCTTTGAGAATATCACCAATTCTGTAAGTAATACGAACATCATGCTCAATCCAACTTCCAGAATGTGCATGTCCATTTCGCCAAGCTTCTGTACTGTTTTGGCGATTAGCATTAGACTCAATGCAAACTCGATATAACCTATTCCGTCGAATACTCCAATCTTTCCACTAAGTTTGGTAAATGACGCCATTTCGGCCAATATCACTGCTACACCAGTAAGACCTCTGGCCATGGCTTCACCATCTATCTCCCCAAGTTTCTTAACAGCGATAGACAATATCAGCAAAGAAGCAGCAAGGCCAACAAGTCCGCTAATAACTTTTCGATCTGCAAGCTTGTTTGAAGTCAAGTATTTCATAGCAGCGGACAATTCTGCTAGCAGCAGTCCAATGCCAAGAATTCCAACAAACATACTGTTAGTATCGATACTAGACAATAGCTTAACAGCACCAGCCATAATAAGTAATGCTGCTGAAATAGACATGAGCATAACGCCAAACATTGCAATTCCAGCTTTTTCTTTCAGGCCGGAAGACTTTGCATTTAGATCTGATACAGTTTTTGCAACTTTTTCAAGAACATGCGTAATAACTTCTATCATCATGATAGAAGTAAACGCACTATCCGTATCTATCAACGACAGCACGTACATCGATGCTGCCATAACAGCAATAGCCTTTGCAATTGTAAACATGGTGTCAGCAACATCACCTGATGCACCTTTATCCTTAGCGAATTTCCCAATAAATGAGCTAATTCCGTCACTTACTTCTGTTAACCCGCCAGTAAAAGAGGCGACATTCTTTAATATTGAGCCTGTAAAGAAGCCATTAATCAACTGTATGACAGTACTAAAATCGCCCTTTTGCATAGACTCTGAAAGACTCTTGAAGAAGTTGCCGAATGTTGCCTGAAGGGCATCAACAATTGGCTTAACTTTAGGCCAAGCTTGTTTCAGTGTATTAAACAGCCATGTAATTGCTGTAGAAAAAGCTTTGATTGGATGCTGAAGAATTGTGAATACCTTCTGTAATCCGCCAAGAGCGTTTTCGACGTCAGCCCCATCGGAAAGTCCTTTTAAGCCACCGATGACCCAATCAATTGCTGATCTTATTGTGTTTGCTACTGGCTTGATAATATCACCAATCTGTTTCATGGCAGTGGTAAAGAATCCGCCCTTTTTAATAGCCTCGTCTAAAGAGACCAGCCAGTCACCAATATTAGCAGTAATATCGAGTAATCCATCACCAATTCCCGGAAGTTCTCCAATGATTGGTTTGATGAATGTTGAGAATGCCGAAGATATAAGCTGTTTGCCAATGTCGACCAATGCAAAAACGCCCTTTAAAGAGCGTTTAATCCTGTCCATTACATCTTCAAATTTCTTTGTGTATTCTTCTATTCTTTGTGTAGCTTCTTCACTTATGCTTCGAAGGCCAATTCCATCGTCTAGACGTTTCTGAATATCATCAACGCCATGTCCGCTGATCAGATTAATGAAGTCTCTAACCTTCTTAGTTAAGTCAGCTATTCGTTCTCCAGTAATTGGCGGAAATATGTCCGAGAAAGCCTCTTTTACTAGATGAATCATGTTAAGCACGCCATCTAGTGAGTTAAACAACGTGTCAACAAGAGCTCCTCTTCCACCAGCATCTCTCCATGCCAATAGCATCTCATTTCTGGCTTCGGTGCCATCCATGAAAATGTCGTACATTCTGTTAGCGAGACCTGTCCACAACTTGGTTGCTTCTTTATAGTTGCCAAATATAAGCTTAAAGGAAGTCATCCAACCAGTTGACACAGCATCCTTAACGGAATCAATGACATCGCCCCAGGATCTAGCTTCCTGAGCAGCTTTAAACGCTTTAAGACCAAATGCATCTACTTTGTCTCCAAGCGCCTCCATTGCTTCAGATGCAGTAACGCCATGTTCTTCGGCATATTCGTACAACTGGTCGACCGCTGTGGAATAATCCTGGAAAACCTTCATCATTACATCTGAATTGAACCACTGCTCTTGAGTCAGATGATCCGCAAATTGTTCTATTTTGAAAGTTGAGGACGTAGCTCCTTTTACGATTGAGGTGTATGTGCCATCAGCATTCTTTTTAAGTGTTCCTAAAGCAACACCGGCATCAAGAGCTTTCTGCCTAAACTCTTCAGTATCCATGGCTGCGTTCTGAATAGATCTATAGTCCTGGAGACGCATTGTTCCTGCGCCCATAGCCTGCGAAAGCTGATACATCGCTCTACTTGCGGTGGCTGCGCTCTGACCAGACAATGCTGCCCAGTTTGCAATACCTTCCATGGCGGTTACTGACTCTTCAAGCCCCTTGCCAGATGCAGTAAACTTGCCAATATTGGAGACCATATCAGTAAAGTTGTATGAAGTTTCGTCAGTAAACCAGTTAAGTCGCTCAAGCTGACCTTCTACTGTTTCGAGACTCCACTTGTTCTGGGCCATCAGTGTTGCTGTATTTTTGGTAAGTTCATCAAACTTTCCAAAACCAGCACTTATTTGGTCAACACTCATACTCTTAACAGTATTTGTGAACTGGTATCCAATATTGGTTATGGAATTAGCAATATTACGTAATATCTGATCGCCAATAATTCCAAAAGCACTAAAATGATTTGCGATGGAATCAATATTGGAAGCTAACGATGCAAAGTCAATTCCGTTCATCGCCGAATTGATTTGATCAGCGCCTTTTGCAGCTCCTGTGAAATTGAGCTTTTCTTTGAGTTTGTCGAGGGTGGACAAAGTTGTTTTTGCTGCCCCTTCGAACTGGTTGTTGTCAAATTGCATTTTGACAATTCGCTCATCGATTTCTCTGCTCATTTCCCAGTCACCTCCTTCCAGGCATTTTTAGCCAAGTCGTTGAATATTGGTTTCATAGCAGGATTAATATAGTCAATACCTTTGACGTACCCGCCATTTCCAGTCCCATGGCCATATTGCAAGATTATGGCAATGGGCACGCCTTTATTTCTGTTTGAGTTGAACCAGCTAATAGTTATTGAATTATGATTATTCTCTATTTTGTAATACCAAGATTCAGCCGTCTTTCCGGTGTCTTTAGGCGTCGCTTCTGCAAGAGCTTTTACGCCAGCTTCACCATATTTGTCCAATATCTGTTTAAAGTCAGATCTTATGGCATGAAACAGAAATGTACGTGTTTTACTTAGGTCACCTTTATGCTTGAAAGTAATCATAGTTATCCTTTTGTATGCAGCTTCGCCCTACGAGCAGCATTCAAGCTCTTGTTGCGCCTCATGATCTCGCCTTTGCTCATCTTCTTCGGCTGCTGCGTCTTAATCTGGCAAACTCGAATCAATGCTAAAAGTCTGCTTAAATGCCACTTTTGATACTCAGCAGGAATGTTGTACTGAATCATCCAAAAATAGATAACTTCAGATGTAATAATTTCTTTTCTTCTTGGCTTTTTTGGAGCTGAAATATCTTCAGAAAAAGTTGTTGCCGTTTGACTTCTTGCAATGTATTCGTTTATTTCTTTGATTATTGTTGAAGGAATATAGTTGTACAAAGCAGGATCAACGTTTTGAGTCAAAGTCATGCACCGAATATAATCATTAGATTCTTCTGGCGTTTTCGGTTCTTCCGTTAAAAATGGCTTACACCACTTTGACTCCCATTTTGATAAAGAGACTAGGGAATGCTCCAAAGCCAGTGTCTGCTCTTTGATAGTTATGATTTCACTCGTACGTTCATCAAATAATTGGATCTCTGGTATTGTAATTTTAAGCATTTCCTAGCCTCTGAAATGGTCACTGTTTCTTTTTTGTATCAGGAAGCACAGCTTTAAAGAAATCTACAGCACTTCCTTCTGTTTCAAATAACTCAGTATATAAAGCGTCAAAAGCAGGCGTTTCTTCAAACTCTCTAGAGAGCGCACCGCCGTTTTTGACGAATCTTCTTCCGTCTGATGAGATCTCGCCGTAAGCTTTGAGAATAAGATCTTTAAATATCCGTCCCATTTTAGCGACGTCTTTGGACTCAACGGCGGTTGTAAGTTCCTGCTCGAGATTGCCATTTGCTTCGAGATTCATATCCCTAAGCTCTGATTCTGTAAGATTGAAATAGAAGGTTTCTTCTCTTTCAACTCCAAGATAGTCCGTGTATTTAATTTTCTTTTTCAGCATTGTATAACTCTCCTTTTCATAAAAATAAGAAGGGCTGGAACAATTACGCTCCAGCCCAACGAATCAACGAACTACGAAAGTGTGCTTACAACTTCATCAGGAAGAGGTAAGCGTGCTGTTGTTCCTTCAGAACTTCCAGAGCCATCTGTGCCATACAAAATGTCTTCTAAGTTCTTAAGTTTCGTTGAATCGACTTTTGTCGAATCGATAGTCAGAACAGAAGTGGGTTTAAACTCTGTATCGTTAATCTTAACTTTGACAGGTGTAGTCGTGAATTCCCAGCTAAATGTAATTGCTTCAGGGCTGTCGTTGATTGTCTGGTAAGCTCTTTCGGACGGAGAAGCCGTGCAGCCATAGACAAGATGCAGTTTATAGCCATGGTCGTTCAGTTCTGTGTCATTACCAAGAGTTGTTCTATAGCAAAGACCAAACATTTTTCTATTCTGCTGGCCAATTACAACACCAGTTGCGATAGAAGCAGAGCCGTCACACTCCATCCACTCGTCAGGATATGTGTAAGCTTCAATTGTTCCACCGAATTCTTCGGCAGCTCTCAGTGAGAGGTACTTAATATCATCTGCATAAAGCGGTGTTTCATCTGCCCCAGAAGGACTTTCCGTGACAGCCGTAAGACCATTCCAAGCAACACCAGCAAGGTATCCGCTTGTCTCTTTCGTCTGGCCTTTTACGTAAGGATAAAGGACGCCATTACGGACGCCAGTCTCGTAAAGATGCTCGCCAGCAGCATCCCATTCAAGTTTAGGCATTATTATTCCTCCATTTTGAATTTTTATTACCAATAAAGTTCATACACGTCATGATGAAGATTATCGGCGTTGAATGCTCTATTATGTCTAATAAGAGAAAACCCGGACAGAATCTTATCTGGAAGATCTGAATCCGGGTCTTCATAAATTAGCGTTAGAGTGTATTGTTTTCTGCCAAGATAGGTTTTATCGTTGGCAAAAACTTGGTCAATTCTTGACCTGTCGTAGACAATTGCCGGATAGTACATTCTTTTTGTTTCCGGCTGTTGGTAATACACCTGTCTACTACCTAGCAATTCGCATAGTCTTTCATGAAGATCTATTCGTCTGTTTGCCATTGTAAACCTCTCCTAAAGACAGAATGAGTCGCGGATGCTCCACCGTAATATTGGTGACATTCCAATACGTCCCCATAAATTCGGCGTAGCGAATCGCGTGAAAATTCTGATAAGCATACGAATCGGCTACGATGGAAATTCGGTTGCCAATGGTCTTATTGTTGTTAATATTCTCACCGGCCTGTGATCTGAACCCTTTTTCAAGAACATCTCCAAAATATAAGCGCTCTTCAATTTTATTTGCCCAGACACCATTGCCTTTTCCTGTCTCTGGATCAATTTCTTCGACAGTGTCTACGTAGCCGATTATTCCGTAATACTTAGACATGATTGTTATAGTTTATTAGTTAGTTGTCTCGGGACCGCTGCCGGGAATTGTTGCTGTCATTTTAGCCGTGGTCACTTTGCCTGTCAGGCGATTATATTCCACACTGTAAGGCATAACGGTAAAAGCAACCACGTTTTCTGAAGGTTCAAAAACATCCGTTACGACACTAAGCCCATCAGTTCCCATATCTACAACGCAACCGATAAAATCTTCTGGAGAAAGTCCCTTCGGAAGATCGTCAATCGTCATGGTATTTGCTTCATGGTCAATGGTTCCAGTGATTTTGAAGTTTCCAGTTTCAAGTCTGAGTTTCATGAGTTTTTCCTCCTATGAATCAGATCAGTTAGTTGTTTTAGAGCTAATTACGCCGCCATCAACAGATGCAGGTACTTCGTTCTCGAACAGAACGATAGCAGAATACGGCTTTACCAGAGCACCAGAGCAACGTGTTTCAATCAGGTATTTCTCCTGGTTGTAGTCGATGTCGAAGTCTTCGAACATGTTGATTGCGCCACCCTTGTCTGCGCCAACATTGTAGTCTGCAAGGTTAACAATGATACCGATCAGATTCTTTCCGCCAACCTGATGACCTTCCATAACCGGAACAGTAACAATCTTGCTAACACGCATAGCTGTAGCGAGTTCCTGTTCTGTCTTATAGAGCTTGTGGCCGATATCATCTTCAAGAAGCAGCATGTCTGTCAGCCAATCTTCTGTAGTGAAGAGGGTCGGGTTACCAGAGCCCTTATAGTCCTTACGAGCCTTAACAGCAGCACGAATTACAGCCTTGGCCTTATCATCATCAGTTGCATTCTCGCCGAATGTTACGGCTTTCTTGATTGTGAAGAGGTCTGCATCGTTTGCGATCGGACGTACATGATCTTCGGAGATCTTGTCGTCGTCAGAAGCCAAACGGCCATCGCCAATCAGGAATGCGCGAGCGAGTTCTTCATTCAGCATCATTCTCATTTCGCCCTTGATCCAAGCGACAACATCGAAGTCTGTGATATCGATAATATCATCACGATCCATCTTCTGCTTCTTGTAAACAGTCTGCGGTGTTGTAGCTCTCTTAAGCAGGGAGAATACTTCTTCCTTCTTCAGCTTGCCCTTAATATAACCACGAGCACGTGCTTCATCTTCAGTAATGTTAGCAAACTGGCTCTTTACGCGGCTGAACGGTGTATGATGAACAGCACCCATGACAGCCTGAACCCATTCAGTATCGCGCTTGATCCACTCAGGGGTATTGTTGAGGTTCCTATCCTCAGGGAACAGCCATTCGATACCGTCAATGCCATAATCCTCAGCATGCGCAAGAACAGATTCGCTCAGAGAGCCCTGTTTCTTGGCATCTTTAAGAATTACTTCCATATCATCATGTGTAAGTGTATCTGCACCATAGGATTCTTCCATGTCAAATACATTGTGCTTCATATCGTATCCTCCATACATATCATAGTGTTCGACATCATCGTCATCGTCGTCAGATCCGCCTTTTGCGTCTTCCAGAGCCTGGCCAATCATGAAATAAACAACATTCTTCTGTTCTTCTGTGAGTTCGTCAAATACATCTTTGACTGTCTTTTCTTTATCTGCCACTTTCTTATCCTCCTTAGCAGCTTCTTCTTGTTCTTCTTCTTCCTCTTCAGAATTGGCATGCGCAAGTTCGAGTTCTTCGTCTGTGTAAATTGTTGCGTCGTAATCGTTAAGTTCTTCTTCTGAATGAGCAAGAGTCGGAACGTCAATAAAAGCCCCCGGGTTTGCTCCAGCGAGGACTAAACTAACTTCTTTAATTGATCCATGGAGAACATCACCACCTTTTTTCTGTTTAAGCTTGTTAGCATAAATAGAAAGGTGGTCAATATCTCTATGCGCTACTGCAGTTTTAGCATCCTGTGCCTGAGGCGTGTCATTAAACCAGCCATATGTGTAGACGCCTTCTGGTCTGTTCTCGAGCAAAGCGTGTCCAAGAACATTGGAAACGTCACTATGGCCATGCATCCAAACAAGTGGAACAATCTTTCCATCATCGTCCTTAAAAGCATCTCGTCTGATGGTTCTACCGTCAGCACAGCGGATGTCATTACGAGTAGCCCAACCACTAAAATCGTAATCACGTTCCATTTTGAAATTTCTCCTTAAGATTCTTGTTGATCCATCGGTTCGCCTTGATCGCCAGTAACTTCTGCTGCTTCCTGTTCGGTTGCAGCAATTTCTTCTGGTGACTGGTTGAGATTCTTGTTCCTAAGCTGATCTGCGCTTGGATCATCAGACGGTTTCATGCCAATGACTCCTCTAATCTCATTAGAAGTCATGATTTCATTACGCGTAAATTTGTCTGCAATCTCTGCGATCTGGCTAACCGGTACAAGTCTAAATGGATCTCTAAAGAATTCAATTGACTGAAGCTGCGTTCTGGCAGTCTTTGTCAGGAACTTTCTCTTCATCTCATCAGTAATAGCCGAGAGAATCGGTTCAATAGTGCGGTTATAGTAATTTAGCATTGTTGCTTCATCGGCTGTTCCCTTCATGACCTCTTCTGTAATTCCTAACTGGCTGTATAGCATACTCGTTAAATACTCGATTTGGCTCATTAGGTTGTTTTCGACTGAGCGGTTAAGCTGAGTTACATGCTCGGATGAGTCAATGTAAGCAATTCCGTACTTTGACCCAGTGAGCTGAACCTCAATATCTTTCCGACGCTGCTCTGCCTGCTGACGTCGTGCTTCAGTTTTTACTGCATAGGGAAGCTGAATAATCAGATCAAGCTTCCCGGATCCGCTCTGCTCGTCAATGACATCGAGGATGTTTAGTTTCCTGATCAGTCTCTGAAGAGTAGAGTTTGGTTCATTCATAACCGTGTAAAACGGGTTTTCGACAACCGCAATGGCCGCTTTTGGCATAGTAATCTGCCTGTGCTGGCCTGATCGGTCATCATAAAGGTCGATTCGTACATGTCTCGGATACCATTCCAGAATCTTTCCAACTCGCATGCTTAAAATGTTGAAAGTATTGTTCTGGAATGGAGAAATATCAGTATCGACGGGGACAATAGCAATAGAACCTTCATCGAGCATGCTCATAACAGCATCCTGAATAAAGGCTCTGCTTGTCTGGTCAACATTAGCTTCTACAGTCAAGCATTCCTGGAGAGTGCTTGAAATATCAGCTTTGTAATGACCGTTTTCGTCGACTCGAACATGCCGAATGTCAATTGCTGCACAGTCTATAGCAATTCGATTGTATACAGCAGACACAATAGAGCGTTCGTGCCCTCTAGTTAACTTTGGTCTAAACGGATTGTAAGAATATCCACCGCTAGACACGTAACTTGGAGGGTCATAGGGCTCTCTATTTAAAAAAGCGTTCCAAGCATGCTGGATACGCTCTGATAAAGACGGCATTTCTAGCCCTCCTTTTTCATTTGATTATCTTCCGCGTTTCTTCTTTTTTGATGTCGAAAAACGCTGCACATCTGCACGATACGAAGGGTTACTCTTTTCGGACGAATACTTTTCTCTGACATCTATTGACCAGTCATTTGCATTGTTGTATTTCGTAGAGTAAGTATACTGCGCAGCATTGTGTGGTCCGTATTTGCTATCCAATTTCTGTTTTCCCTTTTTTGTATGAAGTTTATAATATGCTGTATTGCGAGCAACCTTATAAGCATCGTCGGATTTTCCTTCGTATTCAAAACGTTTACCCAATGCTTTGTCACCTTTTATGACGAAATCAGTTCTGGCTTCTCTCTTTTGAGCAGCATCATAAAACAGTTTATTGTACCCGTTGTGGAGCGCTGTTTGGTGATTTGCTGCCTCCATAAAGGCTTTTCCTGACGCTGCACTCATCTCAAACTTCTTCTTTGATTGGCTAAGCTTGTACCCGCCATAAGCAGCAAGTGCAACACCTCCAACAACAGCAGCACCTATCATAGCCTTCTTAATATTTGCATTACGTGCTGCTTTGTATTCTGGAGAATTTTTTGCATCTTTAATTGCCTGCTTCGCTTCTTTTCTTCTAGCAATACGCTCATTAGCAGCGTTCATGGCCGTATCGTAGTCATCGTCTGACACGCCAAGATGCTTCTTAGCAAACGCTCTATCTTTAGCTTCTCTTTTTTCGTATGCTGCCTTGTCTGCCTTATCAGCATTTTTCATCATCCTATTGGCGATCTGCTCTTTAGAAGAGGCCATCGATTTGTTGCCTAATGCCCTATTAATCTTAGCTGTTCCTCTCAAAAGCTTTGCATAAGCTCGTCTTGAAGCACCACCAATAGAAACGCCATAACGGTCCCTTCCAGCAGCAGTCAGAGAACCATCCTCATTTTGAAATCTTCGCTGCCCCCACTTCTGGCCTTTAATACCATGATGGTAAAGCTCGTCTGTATAGTATGTCATATTTGATCACCATCCTTAATTACGCCTGCGTTCTGTAGTGTTTTTCTTTGACCGTTTCTGTTTGACATAGTTTGCGGTATCTCTTGCTTGAGCATATACATTATATGAAGTCGAAAGTGCCAAACTTGTTGTGGCCATTGCAGAGAAGATCTTTCCTGCAACCATTGCACCGGCTTTTACCTTGGGATTACCGCTAGATGCAACGTATGCAGCAGCGGCGGCGGAAGCAGCAGCTGTTCTAAGTATACGATCGGCTTGTTTATTGCCTTCTGTAGCATATGCTCGGAGCGCACCTTTTATGACAAGACCCGCAGCAGTTTCTTTAGCCCCTCTTTTTTGTGCTTCTCTGTATGCTTTTTCTGATTTTTCGATCCTTCCTGTAGCTCCAAGAGTTGCAATGTTGGCAGCAACTTTAGCAGTCTTAACTAATCTGCTATGTTTTTTTCCAAAATCTTTAACTTTTGTTGTTACGTTGTATCGTTTTTTTCCGGCAGCCGTATAACTACCATCTTCATTCTGGTATCTGCGTACTCCCCACTTCTGGCCTTTAATACCATAATGGCAGAGTTCGCCTGTGTATGTGTAATTGTAGTATGTCATATTATCCTCGCTAGTAGTTCGACGTATGATTGTAGTAAGCCCTAAGCTTCCTATTTGGAATCTCATCAATAAGTCCTTTTAAGGCGCTAACTGCGGTTGCGCCTAAAGCAGCCACCTGAGCCGTTCTTGCTGTTTTTGTATCAATATAACCATATCGACGAGCAAGTTCTGCTCCGGTTGCTGCATAAGCTGCCGCCTGTGCAATAGCTCGTGTAACAGCGGCATTAGATCTTATTCTTACGCCCTTCTTATATAATATTTTTCCTTCGTCAGCGAGTTTGTCTTGTTTAAGGTGTTTGTAGTCTTTCTTTAACTG